AGCAAATAACACTAATTTACCTTTTGGCTCCAGCAGATTGACACTGGAGCCAATTAGTGTTAATATAAGAACATAGGAATAAAAAAAATGACAAAAGTATTTGACGCAACAAAATTTAGAAAAAGCATTACAAAATCAATTCAAGGTTTAGGTTTAGGATTCAATGATCCTACAGACTGGATCTCTACAGGCAACTACGCATTAAACTATTTGATATCTGGAGATTTCAACCGAGGTATTCCTCTAGGCAAAGTATCTGTGCTAGCAGGAGAATCAGGTGCAGGCAAGTCTTACATAGCATCAGGCAACATAATCAAGAATGCACAGGAACAAGGCATCTATGTGATACTAATTGATTCTGAAAATGCACTAGACGAAAAATGGCTTAAAGCACTGGGTGTGGACACAGATGAGAAGAAATTATTAAAATTAAGTCTTTCTATGGTGGATGATGTTGCTAAAACAATATCAGAATTTATGAAAGGTTACAGAGAAGAAAACCCAGATAATAAAGAAACTGCTCCTAAAATTTTATTTGTAATAGATTCGTTGGGTATGTTATTAACTCCAACAGATGTTAATCAATTTGAAGCAGGAGAGATGAAAGGTGATTTAGGTAGAAAACCCAAAGCTCTAACATCTTTGGTTAGAAATTGTGTAAACATGTTTGGTTCTTGGAACGTGGGCATGGTATGTACGAATCACACATATGCTTCACAAGACATGTTTGATCCAGATGATAAAATATCGGGAGGTCAAGGATTTATCTATGCTTCATCTATTGTGATAGCAATGAAGAAATTAAAATTAAAAGAAGACGAAGCAGGTAATAAAATTACCGAAGTAAGAGGTATTAGAGCAGCTTGTAAAGTTATGAAAACTCGATATGCTAAACCGTTTGAAAGTGTACAAGTTAAGATTCCGTATGACACTGGCATGGATCCTTACTCCGGACTAGTTGACTTGTTTGAGAAACAAGGAGTGCTGGTTCAATCTGGCAACAGATTAAAGTATGTAGATAGTAAGGGCAAAGAACATCTAGAATATAGAAAAGATTGGGATGGAGATAAATTAACAATGATAATGAAAGATTATCTAAATGTTAAACAGTCAGAACCAAAAGAAGAGAGTGAAAAAGAAACTAAAAAAGAAAAAAAATAAAGAAAGAAAAGGACGCTACATACATTTTAGCGGAGATGTTTGGGTTTTTTATTATAAAAAAATATTGTAGAAGATGAAAAAGAAATAAAGATGCAAGAATTTACACACGAAGAAATAGAACAGATATGGAATTCAATCAATCACTATGTGCCTGATAGGCAAAAAGTGGATTGTGCTGTGGACTTTATCAAAACATTAGTGGACATCGGTGTTCCAACCAAAGTGATCAAATCCTCTGGAGAGTATGACGAGAAATTAGAAGCAGCGATCGAAAGCGTGTTTGCCGAAGACGAAGAAGATGGATACGACGAATAATGAGCTGGTACACAAAAGTAAGTCAGGATATTAGTTTAATACCTGATTGTATAAAATATTTCGATCAAGAGTTTGAAGCAGCAAGAAAAGAAATATACATCTTTGGAAATCTTGAAAAATCAGCAGCATCACTACCGGGAGTAGTAGAACAACGATTTAATCAATTACAAGAAATAGAAGCCATATTAGAGTATTTAAATATTGAAAATAGAAGATTAAGATCTAAAACATTTAAAAAATTCCTAGAAAATTACAACAGAGCACTTACATCTAGAGATGCTGACAAATATGTAGATGGAGAGTCGGATGTTGTGGATATGGAAAAAATTATTAATGAATTTGCTCTATTAAGAAATAAATGGTTAGGTATAACTAAAGGATTAGATCAAAAACAATGGCAGTTAACTAACATAGTTAAACTTAGAGTGGCCGGTATGGAAGATGCCACAATCAGATAATCTCAATAAGTCTCAAAACTTAAAAATATTATACAATTCTTGGAAGAATAAAACTAGGCCAAATACCAAATGGAAAATGGCCGGTGACATGCCCGGTCGAATGGATTGGTTGGTTGAACAATTTTCGAATTTAGATTCTATAACAGAGTTTGGACACTATCAAGGTTGCTCAACTGCTGTTTGGCTGGCTTGCTTGCCTAAAAAATTAGTTACAATTGATATTAATAAATTTTTAAATCAAACAGAACACGAAGTAATTGCTAAAGAATTAGGCATAGAATTTAAATGCATAATAGATGATGATTTGGCTATAACAATAGAAGAAACAGATCTTTTATTCATCGACACGATGCACACAGAAGATCATACATATAAAGAATTAAAAAAACACAGCAATCAAGTAAAAAAATATCTTGCTTTTCACGATGTTAATCCCAAACGATTTCAAACACACTTAGGCATAGAAAAATGGTTAAAAGAAGAAAATAATAATTGGAAAGAACTATATCATGATATCAACGATTGTGGTTTTTTAATTTTAGAAAGAAACAAGTAATGGAAAGAATCATACTAACAGATGTGGATGGTGTACTATTAGAATGGGAAGACCATTTTAGTAAATGGATGGCGACTAAAGGATTCCCACAATTAGAAAATACGGAGCACGAGTACGACATGAGTATTCGATACGGTATACATAAAGATCTTTCACGAGAATTAATTAGAGAATTTAACAAGAGTGCATGGATGAGCACACAACAGCCTATGCCTGATGCACAAACCTGGATAAAATTATTACATGCAGAGGGTTGGACATTTATACCTATAACATCACAAACATCTGACATACCAGCACAAGAATTAAGGAAAAGAAGATTAGCAGAATTATTCGGTGACACTGTGTTCACAAATTATTTTATATTAGAAACAGGTGATCACAAAGATGCAGCACTGGCAGAATTCCACGGAACAGGTTTATGGTGGGTGGAAGACAAATGGATAAATGCAGAAAAGGGAGTAGAATATGGTTTGAAACCATTGTTGTATAATCATGATTACAACCAAGGATCAACACACCAAGATGTTATTAGAGTAAATAATTGGGAACACATATACAAGATTATTACCAAAAGGATATAAAAATGAAAATATTTGTAGGATATGATCCACGAGAAGATATCACATACCAAGTATGTGAGCATTCAATTAAACGTAGAAATAAAGATGTAGATGTAGTTCCATTAAAAATGAAACTGCTGAGAGAATCTGGTATATACACTCGAGAAATAGACCGATTAGCCAGCACAGAATTTACATTCACAAGATTTTTTATACCGTATCTACAGAATTATCAAGGCTGGGCAGTGTTCTGTGATTGTGATTTTGTTTGGCAAATAGATGTTGATGAATTAAAACAATACTGTGATGACAGTAAAGCAGTGGTGTGTGTACAACACGATTACACTCCACCAGAGGGTGTTAAGATGGATGGACAGATGCAACTAGCATATCCTAGAAAGAACTGGAGTTCCATGGTGTTATGGAATTGCGCTCATCCTAAAAATAGAATTCTTACTCCAGAACTATTAAACAAAGAATCAGGCAAGTTCCTACATAGATTTAGTTGGTTAGAAGATTCTGATATAGGAGCTCTACCTCATGAATACAATTGGTTGGTGGGTTGGTATAAAGAACCCCAAGATGGACATCCAAAAATTTTACATTATACCGAGGGTGGTCCGTGGTTTGAGAATTACAGAAACTGCGAATACAGTGATGTTTGGAAGAAAGAATTAATAAATCTTTTCTCGTCGTGAGTTGGTCAATAGCTAATATTAATTGTCATAAAAATCCCATATCTCATATTTGGTCTAGTACTCTTGTATCTAGAAATACTTACGACAATTTATATGAACAGTGGAATAATATAGAGCATCAACACTGGAAAAAATTTATCGATGATATGAAGGTTGAAGTGTATTTTCATACCGATTTTACCCATATGTTGATTCCAAAAAAAAGTAATGAATATATTGGTTACTGGTTCTTTCAACAACGCACAGATAGAAGCACGGGTGGAGAAATAGAGCTTATAAACGGAACCGATAAAAAAATATTAAGTTATTGGAGTAACACAATTTTAATAATAGAATCCGATAAAAGTTTTACAGTACTTCCTAGAAAACACGAGTTACCTCAAAGACCGTTTTGTGAAATGTATTTCGATCAAGCTACTAATAAAAAAATAAAAAAATTGTTATATTAATCTTTAAAGAGTTTTCTAGCTTCAACTATTATTTTACTATCAGGCAAGTACTTTTTTTGTCCGTACCCGTGTCCAAACCAAGACTTTGGACTGCCGTTCTTTTTATTGAATCTTGAATCCATTTTTTCAACAACAACTTGACTTTTTAAAGTTGCATATACTAAGAGTTTGTTATCATCGTCTGGATATTCTTTATATTTTAAAAAAGGTGCCATGGTTTTAGCAGAATACCAATTTAACATAAAAACTCCTGCATTAAATCTTTCTTTTCTTAATACTTTAGGTTCAAATTCTTTTAGAATACTATTTGTTTCGTTTTCTCCATGCCAGTCGATTGATCTCTTTAATGCTTTTTTATCTTCGCAAACTTTAAAAGTATTATTTTTAGGATACATTTCAAAAACGCTGGGTGCATCGGGCCAACAAACCACATCTGTGTCTAAATATAAAATTTGATCATATTCTTTCCACCAGTCATTATTAAAAAATAAATCAAATCGTTCGAACGTTGGATGCACATGATTTATTCTCGGTGTTGAAATTAAGAGGTAATCAACACCACACTTATCTGCATATTTTTTTGCAGATTTTTTAGAATATTCTAAAAGTTCTTGATTAACACTAATATTTACAAAATCCGGTTTGGAGAATGTTTTAGACTCCATAAAGAATTGTACTATGCAATTTTTCATTGTAAAATATTTAAGTCTTTTAATGTTTTAACTGCCACACCATTTTTAAATTCTTCGGGTGTAAATTGTTGGTAGGCTAAAGAATATAACCATTGGGTAGGGTCAATATACAAAGGATCTTCTATTTCAGATAGGCTGGCAGATGATATAGTCCAAGCAAAACTTTTTGGATCACTGAATACTGGCACTCCTTGTAATGCTGCTTCCACTGCACTGATACTACAACTGGTTACACATGCCCATGCATTCTGTAGATCTTGTTCTAAAGGCACATCAGCCACACTAGGACCAGATGTGCCGGCCTTTCTAGGTTTTTGTCTTATCTTAATGGGTCTGTCTGTATATTTTTTTATTTCTTTAACAGTATCATTCAACCAATTGGATTTTTTAAGATATGCGT